TGGGAGCCAAATCACGACCGGACTTGCCTTGGATCGTGTCGTCTTGCTGGAGGACGTAAGCGTTGTTGGCGCTGTCGACGATCTGGATGCTGTAGACGCGGTCGGTGTTGTTCGCGTCCGTGTTCACCACGCGAAGGCCAGTGAGGAGGGTGGACTTATGTGTGGCAGGGTTTTGGGAAATGCTGGTGCCGGGGGCCAAGTAAACTTGGCCGAAGGTGGTGCCGGAGTTTGTGGCGCGGACTGCTTTTAGTGTGGAGGCCATGGGTCTAACTCAACAATAGTGGGCCGACGACCAAGATGTCGTCGAGGTCGGTGGCGATTGCTTTGTTGACCAGCGTGCCGTTGTTAACGGCAGTGGCCGTGTCCTGAATGGCGCTGATGTTGCTGGCCAAGGTCTGGACGTTGTTCGTGGGGCTGATCTCACCGGCGAGCGCAGCGAGGTTGGCGGAGCTGAGCTGGCCAACGGTGCTGATGTCGTTCAGAGCTGTTGTGTCGCCGAGATTGTCGATTTCTGTCCGCAGGTTGTACAGCGCGTCGATCTCTGTCGTGCGGTCGCCAAGCGCGTCTAGCTCCGTTGTGATAGCGGCAAGGGCCTGAAGGTCTGCGAGGATGTTGTGCAGCTCGACCAGCTTGTTGACCATGGCCGTCGTGCCAAGGTTGTCGATGTAGTCGGCAGTGGTGTCTTGCGGGCTGTTGGTGCTGCTGGTGTCAGTCTGGTTCAGACGGTCGATGGCGGCACTGGTGGTCGCGTCACCAAGAGCGTCGATGGCGTTTGCGCGGGCCGTGCTGGCGCCAAGCGTGTCGATTGCTGCGGCGCGGCTGGCGCTGTTGCCCAAGATGTCGATGGCTGCGGCTGTGACGGTCGAGCCAAGGTTCCCGATCTCAGTGGCGATGTTCCGCAGGTTGGTCAGGCCCGTGACGGCGTTGGCGTCGTTGCCCAGTGTGTTAAGGCCCGTGATCGCGTTGCTGGTATTGTTGGCAGCGTAGCTGTCCCCGAAGGCTTCAAGCGCCGTCCGGTTGGCTGCGGGGTTGGCAAGGTTCTGAATGTCGGTCAAACGGGCGACGAGATTGGTGAAGTCGGGGTTGTTGATGGTCGCATCTTCGGCGTCGTCTCGGGCCGCCTCCGCGTCGAGGACGGCTTGGTCGAGCGCTGCGGTGGACAGCGTAGCAGCATCAAAGATCTCAACGACATCACCGGCTGTCTCGCCAGCGTCAAACTGGCTCTGGCTCTGGTACTGGATCTCGGTGTTGCTGATGTACAGCTTGCTACCCACCGTGAAGATCGACTGACTGGGGTAGGCTGTGGCCATCGGGAAGCTGGTGATCGCGTCGCGACCGACGATGACGCGGAAGTCGAGGTCTTGCCAGCCGGTGTTGGCGTCCGTGAACGTGCCAACGCGGAACTGAAGAATGCCGTTGTTCGTGCGGAAGGCGAAGATGTCAGAGCGGAACGTGCCGTTGGCGCTCGCGTCAAACAAATCGGACAGCAGCGAGGCTATCGTGCGGCTGCCGATTTCAGCGCTCTCCAAGTAGGTGTCAATGTTGTGACTGCCCGTCTTGGAGCTGGTGAACCGTATCTGTTCTAAGCGTGGGCGCGTTGGCGTCGCTGGCATCGTTTACTTCCTGCTTTTCGTGCCGGAGCACTTCCACCGCTTGCGGCTTAGGCGGAGAGGCGAGTTGGGGTCTTTCGCAGCCTTTGGGTGGCGCTTCATCTGGCCAGCGGATCGACTGCAATAGCTGTCTCCTTTCTTGCTGCCCGGACGCACGCGAGGGCCACCATCCTTGGCTTTCCCGGCTTGGCCGTAGGAGACCTTCTTGCCAGAGGCCGTGATCTTAACCTTGGCCTTGCCCTTAGCTGGTTTGCGGCTGGGCATCGCTACTTCTTTTTGCTCGGCTTGGGCTTGATCTGCTTGGCAGGAGACTTGCCCATGAACGGCTTGAACTTCTCGTTGCCGGAAGCCTTCTTTCCTTTTTTGTGCATCTACTTCTTCCTTGTCTTCTTCTTGCCCGAAGGCGTGGTGGACCAGCTAATGCGCTTGCTGGAGGTTTTCTTGGCGGCGTTGCTCTTCTTCTCTGAGCTGGACATCTTTGCAGCGACAGCCTTGGGCCGACATGCAGGGTAGCTTTTTCGCTTCTCGCCCTTCTGTCGCCCGCAGGGCTTTCCGGTTTTGACATCGACCCACTTCTCTCGGTGCCATTTTCGGAGGCCTCCGCTGTACGCCATTACTTCTTGCTCTTTGACTTCCAGCCGCCGCCCATGGCTTTGTAGCGCTTGGCTGCGTAGCTGTTGCTGTAAGCGGAAGGATGTACCTTGTACTTACGCTTGGCTTCGGCCTGCGCTTTGGCCCATTTGCTGGGGCTGGTGGGGACTGGTTTGCTGGCCATGACTACTTTTTCTTCTTGCCGTAGCTGACCTTCTTGCCGGACTTCTTGGCGGCGGCTTTCGCCTTCTTCATTCCAGCGGCGGTGTAGGCGTACTTCTTTCCGTTAACCATTGGCATTTGGCTGCTCCTTACAAGCTGAGTTTGCGGGCCAGACGGGTGATCTGGGCGCGCGTCAGGGTGGCGGGGTCCACGTCCAGCTTTTTGTCGACGTCGGCTTTGAGTTGAGCCATCTCGCGGGTCATCTTCTCAATGGCGTCCTGCGTGGCGATGACGTGCTGCTGAACCAAATGCTTGAGGTCCGACTGCTCCTTTCGGATGGCAGCCAAAGCCTCAATGATGGCCTCGCGTGTGGGAACGTCCGCACGGCGCAAATAAGCGTTCAGCTTTTTGTTGTACTGAGGGTCTAAGTGGCTCATCGGCGGGCCTCACTCATTGGGATTAGGTTGCCGCGCTCGACTTGGCGCTGGACGTCTTCGTTGGGCATCGTCTTGCCAGTGGCGCCACGGTCTGCTTGGGCCATGGCCATTTGCTGGCTGGGGGACATGCCTTGTGCTCGGGCTTCCTCGCTGATGCGGAAACGGTCGAGGTCGCTGATGCCCATCGAACGGATGGCCTCTTCGGCGATCTGGCCGACGTCGTACTCCATCTGAAGGCCGGTCTGGTTCATGACTTGGATCATCGACATCCAAGTCTCGGCGTTTCTGGTGGGTTCGAGTGGGAGTGTGCCGTCAATCACCAAGTAGTCGATGTCGCCCGTGACCATCTGGCTGTCGAAGTCCAGATAGCCGTCTTGGGTCAAGCTCGCGAGCTGCTGCGGCATGGACGTGGGGTCCATGCGGATGCTGCCCTTGGCCTCAAGGCTGTCCTGAATGTTGGCCACCATCATGCGCACCATCGGGCGTAGGGTTGTGGCACTGGCGAGACGCGCTAGGACGCCGAGCCTTTGGCTCCCAAGCTGGGTGAGCCTCTGGATTTCGGTCGCGGTACGGACGTCTGGTGTAGGTACGCCTTGCTGTGCATCGGAAGCGGCGCTTACGCGCTGCTTGAGTTCGTTGAGGTTGCTGATGTCGCCGAGGTGGCTTCGTGTGACGTCGGGAACCTGCGCGATAAATATGCCATCTCCGGGGTTGTTGCCGGGGAGCGTGCGGACGATCCCCCACGGGTTGCGGTCAATCAGGTCGGGGATCATCACCTTGGTCGGATCGGCGAAGATCAGGTTGTTGAGCGCGGCGGAGATGTTGTCGATCCGGCTGCGAAGCAGGTAAGTGCTGATGTCGTGCATCGGCATAAGGAGGTCGTACAGGCTCTGGCCATAGTGCTTGTGGACGTCGTGGTACAAGCCGCCGATCACCCACGGATATTGTTGGCCGTAGGGGTTGAGCTGCATGCGGATGACCACGCCTTCATCGAGGACCGTGGCGACGAGGTAAACTTGGCCAAGGCGGGGGATGCCAATCTCCCAGCCCTGTAGGCGCATCCAACACTCGTCGACCACACGGGCAGGGCCAAGCAAGAAGTCGTTGGTGTGACCGCCGTGGTTTGTTTGGGTGTTGGGGTTTACGGATAGGCCCTGCGTGAAGTCCTTCTGGCTGTGGTGGTGCAGGTTGCCCTGACGGGGCACGCTGTCTCGGACCTGAAGGGCAGGGTACTTGTTGAGCTTGGGGTAGAGGCCAGTGGCCATCAGCGCGTTGGTGCTGACGTAGTCGGTGGCCACGATGAACTACATGTTGTCCCAGTCGCCCCAGTTGACGCGGGGGTCAGGGAACACGCGGCGCGGATCGAAGTTGACGATCTTGTTGGTGTTCGTCTGCGGGTCGAAGACGACCTTCGTGGGCGCAAAACCGTAGCGAATGCCGTCGAGGAAGATCTGGGCCACGTTGGCTTCGCCAGCGCCCCGGCGCATCTGCTGATGGATGACGCGCTCAAGGATCAGGGCAGCGTTACGGCTCTTCCGGTTGAGGCCCTCGAGCTGGAACATCGGGTTCCGTCCCGTGGTGGCGGCCATCATGTAAGTGAGGACGGTGTCAGCGATGGCGCGCGTATCGGGGATGACGGCCTTCTCGCGGAATTCGGTGGTGTCTGGCGGCACGTACACGTCGTGCGCGCGGTCGGCCTCAAGCCAATTGCCGTAGCGCTTGCTGACCTGATGATACGACATCTCGGCGCAAGCCTTGACGTACTCGGCGATCTTGCGCTCTTGCTCGTCTGTGAGGAGGTCGCTGATGTCTTGCTGGTTGAGCAAGGCATCGGCGTGCTCGCTCAGATCCGCGATTAGGCGGTTCTGCGTGAGTTGTTCGCCAGCGGAGCTGCGATAATTTGGGAGAGCTACTACCATAGAGGTGGTTATCTTTTTTCTTGGAGGCGCTGTCGTCCCGCTTGTTAGGCGGACATGCTGATGGCGAAGACGTGCGCGCGAGGGCCAAGGGGGATGACCGTGAAGCCTTCGTCGTCGGGGAAGGCGACGATCATGAGATGGGCGTCATCGAACTCTTCGGTGGGGACGCCGTCTTGGGCTATCAGGGCGGTTAGCGTGCCCTGCACGGGGCCATCAGGGAGGGTGAAGCTGCACTCCTCGCCGATCTTGGGTGTGCGCCCGCTTATCAAGTCGGCGAATATCTGGGCCTCCGTCTCAGCGTTCAGGTTGGGGATGCTGGGAAAGTTGATGACGTCAGCCATGGTGGATGCTCCTTAGCGTGGCGGGAGGCGGGATTGCCCCCAGCCGGTCCACTCTGGAGTGTCGGCTATGGCGTGCAGATTGGCGTCCTTCTTTGCGAGCTTTTTGGTGAGACTGTCGCCGCTGGTTTTGGCCATGTCCTCGATGCTGGGGTAGTCGTACTCAATGTCCTCGAAGGGGCTGACGTACTGGCGGCTGAGCTGGTCAATGGCGATGACGAGGGCATCGACTTGGTCGTCGTGCTTGCCGTCTGGGAACTGAGTGCATTCCTCCACGAAGTCGTCGAGCCATGGGGCGGACTGGGGCAGGAACACGCGGCCACCCTCGATGAAGGGTGCGATGGAGCTGGCGCGGGTGATCTTGTCGGCGCGACCGTTCTTGTAGGGGATGGCGTTCAAGGCGCTCTCGCGGCGCAGCTCTTGGAGGAGGGTGGCGCCGGAAGCGGCTGCGCCTGCCTCGATGTAGATGCCGCGCAGGCCACGGCCACGCCATACGGAGTTGAGGCTGATGAGGCGGCGCTTGAAGTCGGGCATCTCAGCGCGCATTCGGACCACGTCTAGGATGTACATGTCGCCGTTGGCGGTAAGGCCAGCGATGACGGCGACTGAGTAGTCGGAGCGGCTGGTTTTTGTGTAGGCGGTGTCGACGCCGATGATGATGCTTGACCACTCGGTGGGGACAGACTGCTGGTCAAAGCGTTGCCACCAATCGGTGCGGATCAGGTTGCCGCCCTTCACGTAGGGCTGTTGCTGGTAGAGGCTGGCGAAGTCGCGCGGGTTTTGGCGTTCGAAGCGCTTGAGTGTCTTGACGTCGAAACGCTCGGGCCAAAGGGCGACCTCTTGCTCGACGACGGCGGTGGTGTCGTCAGGATCGCACTGGCGTTTTGTCTTGCGCTCGGGGTGCTCCATCGGGAGCTGCCAGCGGAGCTTGGTGACTTTCTCTGTGCGGAGGGCTGGCAGGTCGATGTGGTGCCAAAGGCCATCGGCCCAGTCGTAGCTGTTCATCAGGCGACCGGCGACGTCGTCGGGGTGCCAGCGGGTGAGGACCACGATCTGGCGGGGTGGGGTGCCGTCCTCTTCTGGCTGGAG